ATCTAAATCCCCCTCTATGTCGTATTCATGCCAATCTGGCTCGTGGTCGTATTGGTCGTATTCGAAGTCCTCTTGTGCCATTTGCCATGCTTCTTTAGGGCTATAGCCTTCCTCTAAATATTGCTCTGCCCTCGCTTCAATAAATTGTTCATTTTGTTGATTACTCATTTAAAAAATCCTCCAAATGTAAGTATTGTTAAAGTTATGGCAACTACCATTAACAAGATTAATGATATGTTCAACCATTTAAAAGTTCTTATTATTTTTTTTATCATTAATATCCCCTTTCTTTTTTTTCTTTTTCTCTATTTATCATAGCTTTTAAGACTGCTTCTTTAACTGCTTGTAAAGTCTGCTCGTCTAATATTTCGCCTTCAAAAAAGTAAAAGTCTTTATCTAATCCGTTTTCGCTAGTCCTTGCATAGAACTTCATAGACATTGACCAATCAATATTATCGCTCATAATTACCCCCTTTAAAATTCTTGAATTATAAAACCACCGTCAAAATCAATAACGGTTGTATTATCGATTAAATCATCTAAAGTATTAATGTTATCGTATTGGTTTAATATCTCATCAAGTGTCTTATATTCTGAATAATCGCACCTAATGGCAACATTATCAAATTGGATTTCTTTGCCTATATCTTCTTCTAAGTCCGTCAGATATCTATATAAGGCACTAGCTCCGTTATATGTAAAACTAGCATATTCATCCCTTGTTAATGTATCTATAAACTCATATTCGTAAACTTGTTTAATCATTTATTCTTCTCCCTGTTAACCATATTAACATAAGTAAATATTAATTGTCAAATATATCTTTGATTCTTTGGTCTGCTTTCCCGTTGTACATGTCGCAACAATCGAGACGAAAAGTAAAAGCTAATTTAAAAACATCAAAGGCAATCGCAAAAACTGCCCTTGATAATTTTCTAAAATTAAGCTGTTTCAATTTGAAACTCTCCATTATAAATTGGGTTGCTATCTTTAGACAAAGTGAATCTTCTATGATGTGCTTTCTCTAAGATATAACGGAAATAGTCTAAGAATTTATCATACTTAAAATTATTGTAAGCATATATTAAACTGCCTATTTCGTGGCTATGTAATAGCTCTATTTCTCGTAATATTTCTTCTCGTAAAGTTTCCCTATATTCTTTTTTATGATGGTACATTTTACAAACTCCATAAAGAAAAATTATAAACAAAATAAACAAAAAAAAGGAAGCCAGATAAATCCAGCTCCCTATAACTTTCAGATTTCAAGCCTTACATCTCTAAGCAAATCGATTAACTTGTCTTCTACTTTGTCATCGACATCGATGTCATAAAGGGCATCGTTAACCTTGTCATTAATAATCTCATCAAGGTCAATAAGCTTTGCGAAGGCTTGGGCAAAATCCTGTTGCTTGGCTATTAGTTGCAAGTTTTGCCTTTTCATTTCATCAAGTTCTTCTTGCAACTTTTTAATAGTTTCAACTAAGCAGTCAGAGTTTTCAGTTACTTTTGTTTCTTCGTTTTCCATAACTTTTCCTCGTCTTGTCGCTGTTTTAAATTTATTAAGATAACACTATTTAATTGCATTATACATAATAGACAACACACATAACTATATTAACAAACCTATTAACCTAAATCAACTACTAACTTAAAATAAACTACTATCTAAAAGACACTATAAAAAATAGAGCCGACAGAAGCTTGCTGACACACACACACTCGCATATGTCCAAAAATATACCCCCCACCCCCCCAAACAAAATTTTTCTTCTATATATAATGCATTGTTTCGCACAGCGGAGGGTAAAATGGCAATGTTAACCTATAGTTTGACTAGCTAGATACTTTAGTTTAGACTACTTTTTATATGCAAAGAATCCTTACAGACAAGCAAAAACTGTTCGTTCAGTACTTTAGCGAGAAAGGTAATGCTACAGAGGCTGCAATCAAAGCAGGTTACAGTCCAGCAACGGCTCAACAGCAAGGTTATGAGTTAAAAAACAAGCTAGCACCAGAGATTGAAGGTGCTACTAGGAAGTTGTTAAACAGTGCAGTGCCTATGGCAATAGAAAAGCTACAAGAGTTAATAGTTGACCCTGCAGTTAACGGTAGTACAAAACTGGGTGCTATAAATTCTGTTCTTGATAGGACTGGTTATCAGACTACAACTAAAATTGAAGATGTAACTGGTAAGAAATCTGATGAAGAACTAGCTACAGAGCTAAAGAACTTATTATCCAATATCCATTTACAAAATGTAAGAGAAGAGGATGTTAACTAAGGTTAATGAGTGACCAACTAGAACGTGCTGTAGAAATAGCTAAAGAGCTAGAACGTAGAAAAACGACTAATCGTCTAAAACACTACGAACCTTACGACTATCAAAAAAAATTTCATAATACTGTTGCATCACAGCGATTATTAATGGCGGGAAATAGGATAGGTAAATCGTTTTGTGGTGCAGCAGAGCTAGCATATCATTTAACTGGTAAATATCCTAAGTGGTGGACAGGTCGTAAATTTGATAGACCTATTAGAGCATGGGCAGGCGGCTCATCTAACGAAACAACTAGGGATATATGTCAAAAAGAATTAGTAGGACAACCAGATGACCCTTCAGCAAAAGGTACAGGTAGCATACCGCTAGACGATATAGGTGAAACTACTAGGAAACCAGGTGTACCAAATGCACATAACTCGTTAGTAGTTAAACATGTGTCTGGTGGATGGTCACGATTAGCCTTCAAAGCTTATGAAATGGGCAAAGAAAAGTGGATGGGAGAAGCTGTAGATGTAGTATGGCTTGATGAAGAGCCACCTGGCCCTATATATAGCCAAGCATTAACTAGAACTGCAGATAGAGGTGGTATTGTATATATGACATTTACACCAGAATCTGGCATGACAGAAACAGTTGCACAGTTTGTAAACAATTTAAAGAAAGGACAAGCTCTAATACAAGCAGGTTGGGACGATGCACCGCATATGACTACAGATGTTAGAGAACAAATACTATCTGCATTGCCACCACACGAAAGAAAAATGAGAGAGCAAGGCATACCACAACTAGGTTCTGGTCTTGTATTCCCTATATCAGAAGAAGACATAGTTTGTGACCCTATAGATATACCAGACCACTGGCCTAGACTATGTGGCATAGATTTTGGCTGGAATCACCCTACTGCAGCAGTATGGATTGCATGGGATAGAGATTCTGATATAGCATATGTTTATGATAGTTATGCAATGCGACAAGAATCTGTGCCTATTCATGCAAGTGCAATAAACTCTAAAGGTAAATGGATTCCTGTAATATGGCCTATGGACGGTAGACAGGCTGACAAAGGTTCTGGTAAGTCACTTACAGAACAGTACAGAGCAGAGGGTTGCAACATGACATTAGAACATTTTACTAACCCACCAACTAGAGGACAAAAAGAAGGTTCTGGTGGCATATCTGTAGAAGCTGGCATAATGGAAATGTATACTAGAATGAAAACCAACAGATTGAAAATATTTAAGAATCAAGATAAACTATTACAAGAATTACGCTTGTATCATAGGAAAGATGGTAAGATAGTTCCTATTAATGATGATGTAATATCTGCAATGAGGTATTGTGTTTTGTCGTTACGTAAAGCTAGGGTTAAAAACTTTGAACCAGTTAGCATACAAGCAGAAACAGAGTTCAGTGTATTTGCATGAGAAAAGAACACAAAAGCAAAAAGGGAGGACTTACTGCTAAAGGTAGAAAATACTTTAAGCGAAAAGAAGGTGCTAATCTAAAACCACCTGTAAGTAAAGGTAAGAACCCTAGACGTGTTAGTTTTGCTGCAAGATTTTCTGGTATGAAAGGACCTATGAAAGATAGTAAAGGTCGTCCTACTAGAAAAGCTAAAGCATTGAAACGATGGGGATTCGGAAGTGTAGCTGCAGCACGTAAATTTGCAAGCAAAAATAAAAAGTCTTAGGAGGACACAATTATGCCAATGGGTAAAGGAACATACGGAAGTAAAAAAGGTAGACCAAAAAAGAACGGTGCAAAAAAACTAATGGCAAAAAACCCCAAAATGCCAAAAGGTGTAGCTAAAGCTATTGCAAAAAATATGAAAAAGAGGAAAAAATAATGGCAAAACCAGGACTGTACGCAAACATTCATAAAAAACGTAAAAGAATTAAAGCAGGTAGTGGTGAAAAAATGAGAAAGCCTGGAGCTAAAGGCGCACCAACTGCAGCGAATTTTAAAAGAGCTGCAAAAACTGCTAAAAAAAGGAAGAAAAAATGAGTTTACATGAATATGCTATTAAATATAGAAGTGCAGCTACACCTATAGAAAAAGGAATAAGTAGTGTAGGTTCAGGTCTTAAAAAAGCTGCTACTTCTGTTGGTGGTGCGATAGAAAAAACAGGGTCTTATCTTGGAGCTATGGTATCAAAACCTACTATGGATGTGCCTAAAGCACAACAAGAGTTAGATAATAAAATTAAAAAACAAGAAGACGCATTTTTACAAGAAATGCAAACAGCAAGACGAAGAACAGCATTTGGTACAACAAATACATTACTTGCAACAAGTGTTGCTGGTGATGAATCTGTAGCTAATGTTAAATCAGCACTTTTAGGATGATAGAAACAGTTTTTACGAACGAACAAAAAGCAAACTATTATAAGTTTATGATATCTAAAGCTGAAGTAAATTTTGATTTGCATTCATCAAGCTATATAGGATTTAAAGAAAACGATAAAATAATAGGTGCAATTTTTTTTTCTAATTATGACAAACATAATGTATTTATTCACATTGCATTTGATACTCCTAGGTGTGTATCTCGTAAACATATCAAGCTAATGTTCAACTATATATTTAATCAACTTAATTGTCGTAGAACTACTGCAACTTGTGACAGTGAAAACAATAGAGTACAAAAACTTATAGAAGGTGTTGGTTTTACACAAGAAGGTTTAATAAGAAAAATGGTAGCTATTAACAATAAAGAAATAGATGTTATCATATATGGCATGTTAAAAAACGAATGTAGGTGGATATAATGGGTTTTTTATTTCCTAAAATGCCAAAATTTGATAATTCTGCATTAGAAGAACAACTAGCTAGAGAAAAACAAGCAGAGATGGATGCAGAACAAGCACGACAAGACAATATAAAAAGAAGAACTAGAGGATTTGCAGGAATGATTGCAACATCTGCACAAGGAGTAGATGAAGATGCACCTACAGTAAAACCAATGCTAGGTTCAGGAACTAGATATTAATGGAAAAATTTGATTATTTCAAAAAAAGACTTGCTAAAATGGAATCTGACAGACAGACATGGGAAGACCATTGGCAAGAAATACTTGATTATGTAATGCCAAGAAAAGCAGAGATTACTTTTCTGCGTTCTAAAGGTGAAAGAAGAACAGAAATATTATTCGATTCTACAGCAATCACTGCAAATAATTTATTAGCAGCTAGTTTGCAAGGAACTCTTACATCACCATCATTACAATGGTTTCATATTAGACTTCGAGAAACTAATTTAAATAGAGATAGAGATGTCCAATTGTGGTTAGAAGATTCTGCAAAAAGAATGTATGACATGTTTAACGAATCTAATTTTAATACAGAAGTACATGAAATGTATTTAGACATGACATCAATAGGAACAGGTTGTTTGTTTATAGAAGAAGGTAATCGTGGTTTTGAAGAAGACCTTATACATTTTAATACATTACACATTGCAGAGTTTTATGTAAAAGAAAATGTAGATGGTTTTATAGATACTGTATACAGAAAATATAAATTAACTGCAAGACAAGCAGTACAAGAGTTTGGCGAAGATAAAGTAGGACCTAAATTATTAGAATGTGCAAAAGAAAAACCAGATAGAGAATTTAATTTTATACATGCAGTAGAACCTACAGAAGATTATATAAGAGTATTTGGTGCTGCTGATACAAAACTGCCTGTGCATTCTTGTCATATGTGTGTAGAAGACAAAATGATATTAAGAAACAGCGGTTATAATGAGATGCCTTATCTTGTACCTAGATGGGCAAAAGCAACAGGAGAAATATATGGTCGTTCACCATCTTACAATGCTTTACCAGATATTAAAACATTAAACAAAGCTGTAGAAATAGGACTTAAAGCTTGGGCAAAAGCTATTGACCCACCATTGTTAGTACAAGATGATGGTGTTATAGGTAGAGTTAGAATGACACCTGGTGGTATTACTGTTATTAGAAATGATGCTGCAGTAAAACCATTGCAAACAGGTACTAACTGGCAAATTACAGACATGAAAGAAAACCAACTGCGTACAGCAATTAGACAAGCTTA